ATTGGGAAAAACTTACAGAAAATGAACAATACTTTGTTAAGAATGTATTGTCGTTCTTTGCGGCTTCTGATGGAATTGTTAATGAAAACTTGGCGGAAAATTTTTACCGAGAAGTTCAATATCCTGAAGCAAAGTTCTTCTATGGATTTCAGTTAGCAATGGAGAATATTCACTCCTTAATGTATTCTCTTCTTATAGATACTTACATCAGTAACCCTAAGGAGAAAGACGAATGTTTTAATGCAATTGACAGATTACCTGCAGTACAGAAGAAAGCTAAGTGGGCTTTGGATTGGATTGAGAAAGCGTCTTTTGCTGAAAGATTAGTGGCTTTTGCGGCTGTAGAAGGTATTTTCTTTTCAGGATCCTTTTGTTCAATTTTTTGGTTAAAGTCACGAGGAATTATGCAAGGTTTATGTAACGCAAATTCACTAATTTTTAAAGATGAAAACTTACATTGTGATTTTGCAATTCACTTACTAAATAATCACTTAGAAAACAAACCATCTGAAAAAAGAATTAAACAAATTCTATTATCGGCTTTAGAAATCGAAAAAGAATTTATCACCGAATCTCTACCGGTTTCACTTATTGGAATGAACTCTAATTTAATGAAACAATATTTGGAGTTTGTTGTTGATGGATTGTTGGTAAAAATGGGATGTAGTAAAGAATTCAATGTAGACCAACCATTTAAGTTTATGGAACAAATTGCAGTTGAAACGAAAGGGAATTTCTTTGAATCAAGAACCATGGAATATCAAAAAGCAAAATTAAACGAAACCATAACATTTACAGAAGATTTTTAAATTATATATTATGTCACTAAAAATTATTAAAAGAGGTGGTGAGACTGCACCCTTCAACCCACAAAAAATATACAACCGAGTTAAAAGATCGGCAAAAGGTTTAAATGTAAACTCGGATGAGATTTTTATTAAAGTTATTACTTCAGTACCAACAGAAGGTGAAGTAACCACAAAAGAACTAGATAAATTAGTTTATGAAATAGCGGCTTCTTATACGGGTAGTCATCACGACTATTCAAGATTAGCATCTTCAGTTGCTATATCATCATATCATAAAGAAACCAAAGATAGTTTTTCAGAGACTATGATGGAACTTTATAAAGATGGTATCATTAATGAAAAATTAATAGAAGTGATAAAAGAGTATGGTGAAGATACAATTGATGTTGCAATCAATCATGATAATGATTACAACTTTGATTATTTTGCTTGGAGATCATTACAAGAAATGTACCTGTTAAAAAAACCAAACGGCAAAGTAATTGAAAGACCACAACATATGTATATGAGAGTTGCTTTGTGGGTTACAACAAATATTACAGACGCACTTGAATATTACCAATCCCTTTCAAATCAATTGATTTCTAAGGCAACACCAATCATGATCAACGCTGGTACAAAAGTTCCACAGTTGGCTTCTTGTGTACTTCATTATAACAACTCAGATTCAAGAAAAGGACTATTGGATACTTTAAATGATATCTCAACATTTTCATCTGATGCTGCAGGTATTGGATTATCATTGTCTAATATTCGTAGTAAAGAAAGTAGAATTACAACTTCAGGTGGATATGCTGGCGGATTGTTAAAATATTTAAAAATTGTAAATGAGTCTTTAAGATTTTTTAACCAACAAGGTAGAAGACCTGGTAGTGCTGCGATTTATCTTGAGCCTTGGCATAAAGACATTTTTGATTTGTTAGACATAAAAAAGAATACAGGTGCAGAAGAACTTAGAGCTCGTGATTTGTTTACCGCTCTTTGGATACCCGATAACTTTATGCGGGCAGTTAAAAATAATGCAGATTGGTATTTATTTTGTCCTAATGATATTGTAAAAGCCGGATTGAAACCACTACAAGAATGTTATGGTGATGAGTACGAGATGGTATATAACCAAGCGGTATCAATCGGTTTAGGTAAAAAAGTCAAAGCACAAGATATTTGGACTAAAATAGTAGAGTCTCAAGTTGAAACTGGAGTTCCTTATTTATGTTCTAAAGATAACGCAAACAAAAAATCAAATCATCAAAATATTGGGGTGATAAAACAATCTAATTTGTGTAACGAAATATATCAATATACAGATGAATCCACAACCGCAATTTGTACCTTATCTTCGATGGTTTTGAAAAACTTTATTAAATCAGGTAAGTTTGATTTTGAACTTTTATTTAGTGAAGTTAGAAAAGTTGTTCGTTCGCTAAATAAAGTTATCGATATTAACAACTACTCAACTAGTAAAGGAAAAAAAGGTGGTTTTGAACAAAGAGCAATTGCGATCGGTACTCAAGGTTTGGCAGATGTATTCTATTTAATGGACTATATTTTTACATCAGACGAAGCTCGTAAATTAAACAAAGATATTTTTGAAACTATTTACTACGCCGCAATATATGAAAGTAATCAACTTTGTATTAAAGGTGGTCGAGTACCTTATACCTATTTTAAAGGGTCACCTATGTCAGAAGGAGCATTCCAATTTGATATGTGGGGATTAGATGAATCACAACTTTCAGGAATGTGGGATTGGGCAAAACTAAAGAAAAGCGTTATTGAGTATGGTGTTTGTAACTCATTGTTCACAGCACAAATGCCTGTTGCGTCTTCTGCTAAAATCACAGGTTCATACGAAATGACGGAACCAGCTCACTCCGCAATTTTTAATAGGAGAGTTGTTGGTGGTGAAATTATGATTGTAAATAAGTACTTAATTTATGACTTTGAAAAAATTGGAATTTGGTGTGAGGATTTAAAAAATGAAATCATTTTAAATGAAGGATCAATTCAAAATATTAACTTCAATAATTATTTAGACCCTGAAGATAAAAACTATAATAAAAAAGTTAAAAGAATTGAACACTTACTTCCTAAGTACAAAACTATTTGGGAAATATCTCAAAGAGAGCTAATCGACATGGCCGCGGACAGAGCACCATTTGTTGATCAATCTCAATCAATGAACATTTATATGGGTAATCCAACATTATCAAAGATTACTTCATCACATTTTTATTCTTGGGAAAAAGGATTAAAAACTCTTTGTTATTATGTTAGAACAAAGGCAATTTCAACAGGAGCTAAACATTTGGCACTCGACATGTCAAAAAGAGAAAAACCTAAAACAACACCCGAACCTCCAAAAGTTGATTATTCTCACTTGAATTTACCACCAAGACCAGAAGATTCTGATTTTGAATGTTTTGGATGTTCTTCCTAAAATTTAAATCACTGAGAAATCAGTGATTTTTTTTTACTTAAAAAAACTGTAAGTTATATTTATATGTGATATGGCTAATGGTATAACTTATGGAATTGCTTTTCCTTTTGTAGATTCTTTCACAGGAAGATATCTCGATGTTACTAATAGTACCGAAGGGGAGATTAGGGCAAATCTTGTGCACTTATTATTAACAAGAAAAGGTAGTAGATATTTTTTACCTGATTTTGGTACAAGACTATATGAATATATATTTGAACCATTAGATGGACCAACATTTTCTGACATAGAAAATGAAATCAGAGATACTGTAAGAAACTATATGCCAAATTTACAAGTCACTAATATAACAGTCGAAGATGCCTCTATGGGATTAGAAGACAAAGGTTATACAATTAACAAGAATGGAGAAAGAGAATTCACAGTTACTAATATTGCAACATTAGAACATACCGCCAAAATAAAAATTGACTACAGAATTACAGACTCAGCTTTTGAATCTCAAGATTTTATAATACTTAATATTTAATGATATATGGCAGAAAAGAAGATTTCCTATACAGTAAGGGACTTTCAAGGAGTTAGAACTGAGTTAATTAATTTTACAAGAACTTACTATCCTGACTTAGTTCAAAACTTTAACGATGCAGGTATTTTTTCTGTAATGTTAGATTTGAACGCTGCGGTAACAGATAACTTAAATTATCAAATTGATAGAAGTATCCAAGAAACTGTTTTACAGTTTGCACAACAAAAAAATTCTGTTTACAATATTGCAAGAACCTACGGTTTAAAAGTACCAGGTCAAAGACCTTCAGTTGCATTAGTTGACTTCTCAATTACAGTTCCTGCTTTTGGTGATAGAGAAGACTTAAGATATTGTGGAATATTGAGAAGAGGATCTCAAGTTAATGGTGGGGGACAACCTTTCGAAACTGTTTATGATATTGATTTTGCATCACCAATTAACGCTGAAGGATCACTTAATAGAATAAAAACACCAAACTTCGATGCTAGTGGTAAGTTAGTAAATTACACAATTACAAAAAGAGAAGTAGTTGTGAATGGAATTACAAAAGTATTCAAAAGAGTAATAACACCAAACGATAGTAAACCTTACTTGGAATTATTTTTACCTGAAAAAAATGTTTTAGGTATTACAAGTGTTTTATTAAAATCGGGTACACAGTATTCAACAATACCAAACCCACAAGACTTTATTACTTTAGGACCTGATAGATGGTTTGAGGTAGATGCTTTAGTACAAGATAGAGTTTTTGTTGAAGACCCAACTAAAACATCAGACCAACCTGGTATCAAAGTGGGGGTATATATAACAACATCGAATAAGTTTATTTCTGAATATACACCACAAGGTTTTTGTAAAATAACTTTTGGTGGTGGTAATATTTCGGCTGATGAACAGTTAAAAGAATTCGCAAGAGACGGTAAAGGTTTTGATCTTAGTCGTTATACAAATAACTATGCAATGGGGGCGGCTCTTTCACCTAACACAACTTTATTTGTTCAGTACAGAATAGGGGGTGGATTATCAAGTAATGTTGGTATCAATACAATCAATCAAATTGGCACTGTTTCATTCGCAGTAAATGGTCCATCAGCAAGTGCAAATGTAAGTGTGACCAACAGCCTTCAATGTAATAATGTCACTGCCGCAATCGGAGGAGCTAATCCACCAACAACCGAAGATGTTAGAAACATGGTCTCTTTTAATTTTGCGGCACAAAACAGAGCAGTAACTGTAAATGACTACAATTCAATTTTAAGAACTATGCCCGCTCAGTTTGGTGCACCTGCTAAAGTTGCCATAACCGAAGAAAACAACAAAATAAGAATTAAGATGTTGTCTTACGATTCGAGTGGGGTTTTAACTAATGTAGTTTCGAACACATTGAAACAAAATGTTGCAAATTACCTTTCTAACTTTAGAATGATAAACGATTATATATCAATAGAGGCGGCTGAAACAATAGACTTGGCCG